AGCATTATTAATGTAACCTGCAATTTCAGGCACAGCAATACGATACTTCTCCTCGATTTCAATTGAAATTGGCATGCCCAAACGATACTGAGTTGCAGTAGCAGGAGCAAACGCATCCCTGCCTCCAACGGCAGTTGTGGCAGTGGCCTTAATAACTTGATCCCCCACAATACTGACAACACAACCAACAGACCAGTCCTTCAACAAAACATCCTGCTGAACAGTTGGCACACCATCAGCAGCACTGTTGACAAGTTTTCGAAAATCCAAAATACCTCTTGGTCCCTTAATCGTATGGACGCAAGTTTCATCAGGATTCATAATAATGTTTCTTTTACGCCATTTCCAAGGAAAGCCTTGCATATTCTTTGCGACTTGCAAAGGATCAAAAGCTTGCTCATGATAAAAGAATTTAGATGGTAACCCAGCTGCAGGAGGTACCCCTAACAGATACCGAGTAGGATTGTCATTAGTTGTCAAGGTAAACACTTGATCGTGTTCATACAAAGCTTCCAACGGATTAGCCAATCCAAATTTGACTGTTGGTGTACATTCCCAAATTTCGACTGTGATAATACGATTCGATAGATTCTTCATTCTCCAAACCACACTAGAGTTGATAACATCAATTTTCAAGGTTGGCAAACTAGTAACAGGGGCACCAGTTGCAGACACAACGACTTCAGACAAATTACCGGCCTTGTTATAAGGATCACCAGCTGCCTTGCCATTAAACAAAATAGATGCTGCATCCAATATTTTAGCTGGGGTAAAATAATTGAAATTTGTATCAGCGATCAATGTTGGGTTAGCGGCAGGGTTATTGTACAAGAGGCAATTCAACAAGGTTCTCGAACCAGCTGGAATGGTTGTCGCAGGAAGCAAAATACTTCTGCTAACAGCTCCCATATCAGACTGAGACAATGAACCTGGCAACCCATTAACAATACATGAACCAACATATCCTTGCTTAAGCGTTGTATAAGTCCCACGTGCTTGAGCTCCACTCAACACTTGTTTAACTCCAGCTCGAAATTTCTTGCTGACTTTCACAACTTTCCTTTTCTTCACCTTCAACTTGCCCTTGACAGTCATAGCAGACTTGCCAACTAACTTATTCTGAGCAGCATTAACTCCCATATCAGGTGTGATTCTTTTTTTTGAGGAAACAGGAAGAGACTTAGGTTTCTTAGGTGTAGAAGCAACACCAGAATCTTCCCTAACACGCTTCCTTCGACTGGCAGCAATTACTGCGTCTCTACCGGCTTTCCATTCGGTGTGCTCACGAGTGCCAGGAGGAGGACCACCAAAAAAATCTCTACCGCCATATTTCTCATAAACTTTCTTCGACCATGGCCCAAAGTAAGACATTTTTTATTTAGGGAAACTAATTAGGCATCAATCGCCTTCTTCTTGCTCGACTGTATGCTCTAGCACCAGCGCTTGGGACACCGTGCTGATAGGTGCCGTGCTGGAGTTGGAAGGGGGTAAGACGCTGATTTCGCCTTGACATGAGCTGTCGGTGGTACGTTTCAAACACTTGCTGTTGAAGCTCACGCGGTAACCTAGCAACAATAGCACCACCAGCACGACGACGGCTAACGCGCACCCTACGATTATTGCGACCTCTTGTTCGAGCATTAAACATTTTTATTAAGGAAAGTGAACCACTGTCAACCGCCGCATAAGAGCTTGAAAGGTTTCATCATCTAAGCCGGGGTACCACAAAGCGGGCTCCAAGTTTGAAGTGATCCATATTGTTCGTCCAACCAAGGGTCTTGAGCTTCCTTTGATTTCCACACGGACCGGGTAACGGTCAAACCATCGTAGCAAGTGCGCCACATCAATACCTCCTCGAAACTCATCAATGACAACGTGTTCTTGATCTTGGTAGCCGTCCCAAAATTTGGAGCGTGGGCACTTAGAATAAGCACCAATTCCCGCTTCTTCCCAAGCACGTCTTGATTTGCCAGTTCCTGTACTACCCCAAAAAACGTTAACTGTTCGTTCAATTGCCAGAGGTTGTGCATGGTCACTTCTGATGGCTCGCAAGGCATGATAACTAACCACTCGGATATTTGCTGGTACGGCATCAAGATTTCCGGACTTGGCGGCGGTCCATACGGAGTCCCAGTCGGTCTTGTTGTTCCGCCGAATCGGTTTAGCCCCAAGTTCAAACGGCTCTCCAATGCGAGTCTCTTCTTTTCCCACATATGCATTGGCAGCTTCCGATCTTGAGAGTTCAGCATGGGTGCCTCTTCCAAACACTCTAATAACTCCGGGTAAAGACACTTTCTTGGGAAAGGCAACCACGACTTGGTAGTGTTCGTACCCTGTGGACTCTCCTCTCTCTCTTTGTCCTTTGCACCAGACAACGCCATCAGGGAGTTGGCCGCTTTCCATTCCAGCACAGACTGAGTTCGGGACGGGCACGGTGAGTATCCAAAAGATTCCTTGTCTACGAGTGTTTGAGCTTGCCATGGTTCCATTGCCTTCGAGTTAGCCGGGGCGCAGATGACTCTTTTTACGAGGGAAATTCGCTCTTTATATAGTCATTTTGCTGCGCCACACGAGCCGGCTCGTTGCAGCGCTAGCAGCGCTAGCAGCGCTCGGTGGAAGGTCATGTGTTACTATGACAAAATGCTTACGTAATGAGAATTGAGAACCGCGATAGTAAGTAATAATTAGGCCACGATTCTCATGGTGGCCTGGGTGCTTACTATCGAGGTTCTTATGGGCCATCCCCACTACCCGTGGGGCCCCTTGAGCGGCTAATATAAAGGAATTTATTGATCGAAAGAACCAGGTACTGTATTAGCAGTAGGATTCTCTTCGTTACTGACAGTATAACCTGATGGACCAGTATCCGTAGCTGCCTGGACACCAATTTGGTTCCAAAACATATACCTATGTTTTCTCAAATTTAAAGTTTGAATAGCCCCAGCAGCAACAGCATTATTAATGTAACCTGCAATTTCAGGCACAGCAATACGATACTTCTCCTCGATTTCAATTGAAATTGGCATGCCCAAACGATACTGAGTTGCAGTAGCAGGAGCAAACGCATCCCTG